GTATTCGGTGATATTAGTAACCCAGATGTTAAAGAACTAATACTAAAAAATCTAGATTATCCCAACTATCGTGCAATTGTTAATAAAATGCGAGATGAGCAAGCACAAATGCAACAAATGGGAGAGCCTGAACCAGAATTTCAAAATTATTTAAAGAATGTCAGCATGTCATTAAAAGATATAACTGAGTTTATTCAACTAATGCCAGTTGAGAAACAACAAGGTGCAGTGAGTATTATTAGCGAATCGTTAGGTATCAGATTACCAGATATGCCAATGACGCCAATGCCAGAACAAGAAACTGTTGAACCTGTTATTGATGCAACTAACCCCCCTCTGGAAGTGACGTTTTAGTGAAATATTTCGTCACACAAACTATCGACAAAGTCTGACGTTTTCTGTTCTTGTTCCTTTTTTATCCTTTCCCTACCCTTTTTTGCCTCTAGTTTAAAATCCTCGCTATTGGCGTATCTATAACCGTTTTTTTCTTCCCTTTTAATTTCCTCAATTGTTAAATCATATCTGTCATTATTTGGGTTATAATACACCTTTGTAGGTAAATCACCCTGCATTGTTATTTTTTTATAACATCGCCCTAAATCTTTTGATTTACAACTTTGGACTTTGCATTGTGGTTCATATGACTCTATTTGATTAACTGAGCAATAGTGATCATATACAAACCCGCATTTATTACATTTAAACCGATAACTAGGCAACTTTTTGCGCCTTTATCATATCAGTTAAAAACTGCTTAATGCGTTGCCGTCTCATGATGTTATTGTCTGCACATTGCATAGTGCGATAAATAGAGTTCTTTTGGACTACATCATTGTGCTTGTCTAAATATGCCTTTATTTGCTCAATACTAGCATTTGATTGCACATATAAAACTTCTAGCTCTTCTCTGGATATATCCTTTTGTACATAACTATCCGTTGTCAATTTTAATATGTCTTCATTGAGCCTTTTGTTTTGGTTTTGTAAATCAACAAGTTTAGACTCAATTGTTTTAAATCGTTTTGTAATATCGTGAATATGTCGCATGAATTCTGAAATGTTGGTCGAAACTTTGATATGGTTTAACTGCATTTGTAAGTTTTTATAAATTTCAGTTAATTTCTCATTGTTTAATGGCTCTTTACTTGTAATCTGCTCTATAGCCTCGGCGTGCATCTCAATGCTGTATTTTCTGTTACCCTCTATTTGCTGTTGTATCAAATTAGAAATACGGTTTTCTAGTTGACTAATAAATGTAGCCATCTCACGTTGGACAATCGCATGAACATTTACTTGTTCACTACTTCGTTGGTTTTCGTTAAATTCATTATTAAACATGTTTAAACCTCGCTTTATTTTTTAATTTATGCAATATAGTCAATTCCCTTTGTGTAAGTTCTGCTATTGGTTTTGCATTTAATTTTTTAAACCTATCTAATTCTTTTTGGACGGTTGTATAACGGCCAATACCGCTTATTTTATTATCTGACATTTATATCACTTCCTTAAACTATATGGATTCATAACAGGCGCAAACACTTTTGCCGGACTTTCGACCTCTATACTTTTTAAATGTTGTATAGCATATTGCACGGCATCAACTGAGTGGTCATCTTTTTTCACAACTTCATCTCGCCTGTTTTCTGTTTCATTTAACCTAGCTGGTTTGTACTTATACCCCTTATGCTGTTTTATGACATACTCTAAGTGATTAAAGATAAATAATTTATGCTGATGAAATAATTTATTTACTTGTAGAATATTATCGAATTTATTTGCTTTATTAGCCTCAATTAATCGTAAACCATGGGATTGCAAGTCTAACCACCACGACCCTTGATCTCTGTCCGGTGTTTTCATTGAATAATCGGCAATGATATTGACATTGCCATGTCGTCTTGCGGCATTTACTACATCATGAAACTCGGCTTGTTTTTTGTGCCACTCATCACATATAAATATGTTCCCGGATTCATCTTTAGCCAACCACACCATACTTGTATCATTAATTCCACCATGATCTAACCCAATACATAAATAAAAATGCTTTTGTATTTTTAATCTTGGTATAACATTATGACTTTTTAATGCCGTGTATACTCTATCGCTTGTTTTATCCCATCCCCCGTATATATACCGTTCAATATAATCTTGAGGGTAGTCTCTAAGCAATCCCTCAATGTAGTTAGGATCAAGATTAGCCTTGTTGTCTTCCATGCTACCATTTATAAAAAACACATGCTCGGGTTTGTTTTCAACGTATCGATCTTTAGCCCAACTATCTGCTGGGTTTCCCTCTACTAATAAAAAGCGTTTCGGTATAGCTTGTCCAGATAATCGGCCTAGAACCTGCAAAAATAGCTTGTAAGGTATTTCCTCTGCTTGGCACAATGTCGCACCGCTGTATTCGTTAGATAATATCTTGGTGTCTCTATCAAATGCCCTGAAGTTTATACGGCTCCCATTGCTAAAGTTCGCATTTCTTTCTGATTTATTGTATTGATAACCCGATAAGTCCGGTGGGAATAATTGCATAAATTGCGGTATAACCGAATCACTAAGCTCTGGATATGTAGCACGACAAAATAGCCAGTTAACATGTTTAAACAATGAACAAAGATAAAAGGTAATCATCATCGTAATTAATGATTTACCGCAACGAAACGCACCAAAATAAGCCAATTCTTCCGGTGCATCATCTCGGATCTGCATATCCTCTGTAAATATTTGGCTAAAAAATAACGATTGCTTAGGGTTTAAAACTATATCAAATGTTTTCATTAGATAAGGGGCTGATTGTATACATTTTCCCTTTCACGCTCTAAATAATCTTCTTTTAATAATTCTTCTTTAGTTTTATATTTAACGGCTTTTAATGGGTCTGTATTGTTTTTATAAAAATAATGCATTCTAAAGGTAAGAATCAAATTTAAAAAGACAAAACACGTAAAAATAATGCCAAACATAAAAACATAATAAAGAGTCCAAAGATCACTTAAAATGATATCCTTCACTACAACCCGCCCAAATCTGCCAATTGATTTTGTATGTCCGCTCTTTCCATTTCTAACTTTTTAATTTTCAAAGTACGTTTGATATCTTCTAAAACGTTCACCGCTGTATCAAATTGAGTCTTTTGTTCCGGTGTCAAATCCAAAACCAAAAGGCTTTTTAATTGCATTACTTCCGGCAATAGATGATCAACTCTTTTGTATTTTTCGTCAAAATTCATATAACCCCTCATTTAATAAATATTTTATGCAATATTATTTTATAAAAAGGTTTTTGTAAATGTCTTTATATTAATTAGATTGTTTATTAATAACGAGGTTCTCATCCTCAAACGTTAATTTTATATTATGTTTGACTGGTTCTGGTTCTTTTTGTATATGCGTATCATATATTGCTTGTTTTTCGTCATCATCAGCTAACAATTTATAAAGGAATATTTGTCCGGCACTACTAGTTGTTTCTTCATTTAACCACAATTTACGTAGCTTTTTCTTAACCTTTACCCCGTTATTTCCTATCAATCTTTTTAAATTGTCGAATCTGTCGGAGCCTACAGGGTAGTAAGTATAAAAACTATCCTTGCCTATTGGTAAAGCTGCTATTAAATCACGAACAAATAAAATGTCTTCATTTCTTTCTAATATCTGCAAAGCCATTTCATATATTCGTGTCTTATTTGCTTCTACTTTTTCACACATAATAATATTTATACTACAACATTTTTACATTTTCAAATTTTCATATTGTGATTATGAAATACTGTTAGAAAACTTAGGATAGTTATGTATTTTTTTATATAGAGTCCATATCTAGGTATAAAAACATGTTTGTACTTGTTATATAGAATTATTTTTTTTGATATAAAAGGCTATAAATATAAAAATATTGACATAAAATAATTTACTATATATAATTATATCATATTAATAATTAAGGAGTTTTAAAATGAAATTAGTAAAAATTAAAGATGCAAAATTATCCGGGAGCTACACAAAAACTGCAAAAGACTATAAAAAAGAAATAACTAATCAGCTTATATCCATCGATGGTAATATATATTGCATTGATCTAGTCAATGGTTCCAGATTAAAAATTACAGGAAAAAGAAATTTTCAAGCATGGGCAAAACAAAACGATTACGTCACTAATTTTTAATAAAAAGGAAAATCAAGTTATGGGTAAAAATTCAGTTCATGAGAGTTATAAAGATTGCAATCAGAATTTGGATGAATTTAACAGCTGGTTTAGTCTTAAATTCACAAACAATGAAATAATAAGGTTCGATGAAATAGAATTGCGTATTATAACAAAAACAATAAAACGAATCGTTAGAACATATTTAAAAATAAAAAACTTGTTTTCATTTAAATTTTTTTTAAAATAGGAGTAAAAAATGATCCGACTGACTAAAATTAACAATAATTTATGGCTCAAGGTTTTTAACAATTCTAAACTTGTTTATGTTGGCGGTGGTTTTGAATCTATCAGTGAAGCCTTCAAAACGGCTCAATACTATTTAAAATAATAAAAGGGATTACAATGAATAAAAACAATTACTTTCAACCTCTAGATTTAGATTATACAACTAAAGAATGTATTATATCCCGTATACTAACCAATGAGGGGTTAACTGTCGCAGACTTTTCAAGTTGTGATGGTTTGCGAGATATGACTATAAATGATATCGATATTTACTCTGCATGGTTTTTTATTAGTGAAAACCTCGAGTTAGTAGTTGAATTTAATGACGAAAGTTTTTTAATTGATCTTGCATCTATTAATGACATACTCAGAACATATGAGTATGACTTAGATATTTAAAACAGGGAGTTTAAACAATGAATAACGAAAAACACATAATTTTTGACACATGGGACGCATTCGACAATTGGCTAAAAGGTGGCTTGATAAAAAAAACAAATGCTGAACAAGTCGATTATGTCTTTAATGATAATTGATACGCTGTTTATATTTAATCAAAATATTCTTTGACTTTTTATTTTTTCACCGTGACGGTGTTCCTGCAAGTATATTTCTTTCGTGATTAAGTTTTCGTATATTCCTGTTCCGTGTTTTTTTGAGCTTTCCCATTGTCCCTGATAAGTATCACAATTTCTAGTAAACAAACCTTCGCCATGCATGTGATCTTTTTTCCATTGCCCGTAGTATTCATTACCATTTTTAAACACATAACGGCCTAAACCGTCTTTTTCATCTTCTTTAAATTGTCCAAAGTATATATCACCATTTGAAAATTTATGGACACCTTTTCCATGCGCTTTACTGTGTTCCCATTGCCCATGATATACACGTTTAAGATTTACAAAATGCCCAGCTACACCATGTATTTTGCCATGTTTCCATTGTCCTATGTACATATGACCGTTATTCCTTATTAACGTACCTTGCCCATGTCTTTTGTTTTCTGAATTGTATTGCCCATCATACGCTTCTTGAGTTGCCCTAATTTGTCTTTCTGCCCTTTGTGCTTGTTGTTGGGGGTTTACACTCAAAAAGGGCTGGTTTTGTTGATTTGCTGGTCTTTCTGTTCGCCCTAACAATCCCATTAATGATCTCATTTTTTTCTCCTTTTTTTTTTAGATACTCTGTATACTCTGCACTAATTCTTACGACTTGCCTATCGTCATAATAGGCCACTTTGTTTAAAGCATCTTCAATGCCCTTAGCAATGTTTACAACATCAGCACGCCTGTAATTGTAAATTTTTATGTCTAGCTCCAAGTCACCTACATAATCATAGAAATTATTACTTTCCGGTGTTGGGTCATAATATTTTATCGTTACTATTACATAAGGGCCTTGTGTATTTTCCAATTCTTTAGGCTTTTTATAACTAATTTGTACCAAGTTTTTGTATGCTTGATACCTCATCCACTGTTTACAATAAAATTTCTGCTTTTGTGTTGTCCTTATGTACGGTACCGGCTTACCCTCTACTATAAACTCAATTTGATTCATTCAACATCAAACCAATAGACTTTAGACCATTTTCTGTGTTTTTACCGTCTATTTTAAATCTATCACCTTCCATTAACTGTATACTGTCGTCTGATTCTAATTCACCACGCTCTAACCGCTCACAATATCCCTCAAATTCCTTTTTTATCCATTGAAAGTCTTTATTTTCACACTTTTCCACCCGTGAATTTCCAATCAATCGCTTAATTTTAACCGCCCATGGCTCTAACTCAAACGGTAAATACATTGCCGGCTGAAACGCATTCTTCTGAAAATAAAGCCATTTCTCATCGATATTTTGGGCTATTTTCTTTTTTCTCAACTCTTCATACTTTGTCGATACAATTTGCATGATATCGCTTAAATGAGGGGCATATCGTGACATTGTGCGATGCTTTCTTATGGCTATTAATATATCTTCGGTTTCATATTCGCTATTTGTTAGGTCATCGATGATTATCTTTTGGATTTTTTCTTTATCTTCTTGTCCGGATAAGACGTAGGATTTAAATATTTCACCTTTGATTAAATTTCTTCGCTTAGATTCTGTCATATATTTCCCTCAATTCGTTAATTTCTTTTTCTTTCTTTGGTTCTTGCTTCACGTTGTAGCTGTACGCATTCTTTTGTATGTACTTTCTAGATACCCAGCCTGTGGCCGCTGATTTCCAGCATTTCATTTTGTTTTTTCCTACGTACCAGCCGTTTGATTCATAGTACATAAAAAAAGATTCAGCATCGGACATGGTGTCTACCTGTAAGCCTTTACCAGTAATGTATTGGTTCATGTGCTCATCAATTTTTTCAATGGTAGGTATTACTAGTTTTTCTTTTTTATTTATTTTTTCTTTATTAATACTTGTATTATTCTTACTTGTATTATTATACTGCGCATTTTTGCGTATACCCCTATGGTCATTTTTGCTTATAGGGGTATGCGCATTTTTGCCCATAGGTATAGGCATAGTTTCTTTCAAAAATATTTTTCTTTCTACTATTTCGTTGTTATCATCTTTTATCAATTTAGTATGTATACAACCGTTGTCTGATAACGTGGCAATGGCTCGACTAATTGTGCTAATAGACTTATTAAACACTTTTGAAAAGTATTTATTAGTCGCATTACAGTAGCCCTTTTTATTTGTAAGTGATGTTATATCTGAATATAGCAACTTATCAAATGGAGACAAATTAGGGTTATATCTAACTTCTGCAGTTAAAATGCTATAATAGCTTGGTTTTTGTTCCATCTATTGCCCTTAAAACTGTGTATTAACTGATTTCTCTTTAGATATGTTACCTTTTAGTATCCTATCTACTTTTTCGAGGATATAATCATTTTTGTATACAGTCTTACCGTCTTTTTCATAGTTGCTGTTACATATACGGCAACGGAAAGATAGTAAATCGCCTAAGTTATATGTTTTGTAAATATAATCCGCTTGCTTTCCAAATGCTTTTATGTTGAAAAAGTCACTATCCACATTCTTTTTGTTAGATGCTACGGCTATTCGTAATACTATAATCATATTAGTCACATCGTCTTTTTGATATATTTTAGGTTCCTCAATCTCTTTAGTTATTCTACCTACTGCGCACCATGTATTCATTTTCTATTCTCCTCTTTATTTAATGTCCAGTTTTATATTTGTTAGTATTGACAAAGATTGGTCTTTGTCGATTTTAGCACCATCCATTTCAGCAAACCGCAAGTCAGACCCACTTAATTTTGCATAAGTTAAGTTAGCACCACTTAAATTAGCATCGCTCAAGTCAGAAAACGACAAGTCAGCATTCCACAAGTCAGCAAACGACAAGTCAGCATTCCACAAGTCAGCAAACGACAAGTCAGCTAACGCCAAGTCAGAATTACGCAAGTCAGAATTACGCAAGTTAGAATTACTTAAAATAACTTTTCTCAAATTTGCCATAAACAAGTCAACGTTTTTTAAGCAAGCACCGCTTAAGTTAAGACCACTTAAGTCAGCAAAACGCAAGTTTATTTTTTTATAATTAGTTTCTTTTCGATACTCATTAAATTTTTCAACATCGGTTTTTAATAATTCAATCAATTCTTCTTTAGTTTTCATTTACTCCTCCCTGTTTTAAAATTGTTAAAACCTGTTTTTTATCGAGTTTGGCATCATCCAAGTAAGCATCACGAAAGTCCGCACCAAGCAAGTCGGCACCGCTAAAGTCAGCCCAAGACAAGTAAGCATTACGCATGTTAGCACCACTTAAGTTAGAACCACTTAAGTTAGCGTAGCTCAAGTCAGCATTACTTAAGTTAGCGCCATACAAGTCAGCACCTTGCAAGTCAACCCCACGCAAGTTAGCCCCACTCAAGTTAGCGTCATACAAGTTAGCCCTATACAAGTAAGCCTCACTCAAGTTAGCCCCACTTAAGTCAGTCCAATCCAATTTAGCCGTCATCAAGTTAGCAAAACGCAAGTCACACCTACTCAAGTTAGCCTCATAAAAGTAAGCCCCACGCAAGTTAGCCTCACCCAATTTAGCCCCACTCAAGATAGCCTTATGCAAGTCAGCACCACGTAAGTCAGACTTATACAAGTCAGAATCACTCAAATCAACCCCCCTCAAGTCAGCCCCACTCAAGTTAGCCCTATACAAGTCAGCACCACGCAAGTCTATATATTCACAATCTGTTATTTTTCGATATTTATTAAACTCATCAACATTCGTTTTAAGTAATTCGATTAATTCTTCTTTAGTTTTCATTTTATTCTTCCTCTATTTTAATATTTAGTGAATTAATTATATCTTTCATTTGTAATTCAATTAATTCTTCTTTAGTTGTCATTTTATACAATCCACTTTATTTATTTTTTGTTTTGTAATCTAATTAACGTATCTTTTATTAAGTTTTTTTGATCTACATATTTTTCCTTTTCCTCCTTTGTAAAGGATTCCCATATATTCTGTAATTCTTTCAAGTCTTTAGCGTTATCAAGTTTTTTTGAATATGTATCTAATACAATAGGTTCCGGTGGTATTGATTCATTAACTTTTCTATTGAATTTTTTGTTCCCAGGGTCAGAAAAGACTTCATTTAACAAATTTTCAATTTTTTTTGGTTCCTTCCAAAAAAGATATTGACCATCTTTAGTTTTAGCCTGTTTATATCCTTTTTTCTTTGTCATTAAACAGTCCGCAAAGGTAGTGTCAATCTCATACAAATAACGTCCAATTCCAAAACCAGAACTGGCAACACGCTTAAATGCACCACTTATACCACCCTTAAAAGATTCTATATCTGTTTCTGGCGATCCATTCTCTTTAGCAATCCATTCTTTTCTTTCACTGCAATACACACTTAATCGGCATATAACACCATTTTGCTCAAATCTATATTCATCTTTCCAATTCATAGGCCCAAATACTTCATCGAGCCTGTTTTGTATTGCCCTAGCCTGTACATAACATAGTATCATGGCCCAGGGTTTTCCATTTTTAATCCCAACACTTTGAGGTTTCCACTCAAGTTCCGTATCACTAAAATGCTTTTTAAGTTTCTCGTAATCAATCATTTTACATATTCTCCTATTAAATATTAAAACCTGTCGAAATCGACACCTTTAAACCGGTCGAAATCGACACCTTTAGATTAATAATAGCTTGGTAGCTCGCCTGTTATCTCACTTTCACATGATGGGCAGTATGGCTCTGTGCTATTTATTTTATCGCCACACATTTCACAAAGATTAATGTAATCAAATGCTTTATGCGTGGATACTTTACCCTTTTTGGCCTTGGTGGTTTTACTATTCCAAACGGCAATATTTTTTTTTGTTTCATAATTCATTGCAACTCCTTGTTATTAATATACTCTAATAATAACAAATATGATAGAAAAAGTAAAGTGTTTATATAAAACTATTTACTATTTATTCGTATCAAGATTAAAAGTTTTATCTTTTGAAAATGGAACAAAAAGGTTATCAAGTAACGAATCTAGTGACTTATTATCTAGGTTATTTATATTATAGGTGTAGTAATTTTGTCTTAATTCGTTAATGATATTGGATAAAGAATGTTGTTGTATGTATTTATTATTCATTTTGCTTCCCTTTTTTTTATCTTATTTAAAAATATCGTTAAATTCTAAATTTAAGATATCTAAAAAAATCTTAACTTGTTCTAGTTTTGGTTCACTTTTTCCAAGTCGATACTTGTAAAATGTTGGGGGGCTTGGTGGCGTAACATTGTTTTCAAAACAATTGCGTAAAAACTTTGTATACGTTACTCGTCTAAAAATGTCTGTATTAACTTTCATTGTGTTATATTATTGTATAAAAATATTGTAGTCAAATATATGCCATTAATTAAATTCTTCAGAAACCCATTTTAAAGCTTGTGTCCAATATTCTTTGTCAGACTCTTTAAAATTAATCGTAGTAAAGTTTGGGTCCAAATTAAAATTATATACCGTTTCTTTATTATTCATGTAAACCTCCGTTATTAATATGTTTTTATTATAAACAGTAAATTATTTTATGTCAATGTTTTATTAATAACCCAACTTTCCAACAGTTCAAATTTTAATTTATTAGAAAACTTATCAACATAACTAGAAACCATGTTAAGTTGCATTTCCTCACTGTAATCACCATATCTAATAAACCTAATACGATCCTGTTTTACCGCTTCTAGCACTACCTCAGGATCATTTTTTAATTCGTTACTTGCCCACTGCAACGCATGCCCATGTTTCCTTACAACTTCCAATACCACCTCACGGTCAGCCTTCAATGCATCACTGGCATCTTCAAACGCATAGTTATCCGTTTTCACCGCTTCTAGCACTACCTCACGATCATTTCTCAATTCCTCACTGGCATACTGCAACGCACTGCCATTCTGCTTTACAGCTTCCATCACTTCTTCTTTTGTGCTGTTTTCATTAATCATATTTTTCCTCCATGCTTTTAACCCAACATTCCAACAGTTCAAATTTTAATTAGGATTAACGATACAATTTATCTAGTTCTTTTCGTAATGCTTCAATGTCCTCTTTTTCTTCTATAGTAGAATGTAAAGTTTCATCAAAACTGGCATACTTCATACCAACCCCATTCTGCTTAACAGCTTCCAAAACCACCTCCCGATTACCTTGTAATTCTTGACTGGCAAACTGAAACGCAAAATGAGTATTTTTCATAGATTCCAAAACTATCTCTTTATCATTACGGAGTTCATCAGACGCATATCGCAACGCCCACCCATCGTCCCTAACTGCTTCCAAAACTATCTCTTTATCATTACGGAGTTCATCAGACGCATATTGCAACGCATCCACATTCTGCTTTACAGCTTCCATCACTACCTCACGATCTGCTTTCAATGCCTTACTGGCATACGCCAACGCCTTCCCATTCTTCCTCACAGATTCCATCACTTCTTCTTTTGTACTTTTTCTATTAATCATTTTCATTTTTTTTCCTCCATTCCCAATTTCTTTGACATTCATTTGAATAAGCAATTAAAACTTTGTCCACTCCTAAGTTTAAAATAGCTTCAGCGATAATTTCTTTATCTGCTTTTAATTTCTTTGATGCATACATTAACGCCTCTCCATTCTCCTTCACCATAGCCATAATTATTCTTTTATCTGATTTTATTTCCTCTGAGGCATCTTCTAAGGCACATCCACACTGCTTAATAGCTTCCATGACAATTTCTGGATCACCCTGCAACTGCTTTGATGCATAAGATAACGCAACAGCATTTTTCCTAACAGCTTCTAAAACCTCTTCTTTTGTACTATTTTCATCAATCATTTATTTTTCCTCCATGCCTTTAACCCAATATTTCGCAATTTCAAGTTGCAATTCATCACTGGAAAACCGCAACGCATAGCCATCCTGCTTAACAGCTTCCAAAACAATTTCACGATCATCTTGCAATTCATCACTGGCATACTTCAACGCACGCCCATTCTGCTTAACAGCTGCCAAAACAATTTCACGATCATTTCTCAAATCATCCGTAGCAAACAGCAACGCATACCCATCCTCTTTAACTGCTGCCAAAACAATTTCACGATCACATTTGCATTGCCAACTTGCACTACCCAACACACGTCCATTCTGTTTGACTGCTTCCAATACGAAATCACGATCATTTTTCAATTCATCACTTGCAAAATTAAACTGCAAAGGATACCGCTTCACCGAATTTAAAACCTCTTCTTTTGTACTTTTTTCATTAATCATTTATTTTCCTCACAATCCATTTAATTGAATATTTCAACGCATCCACAGACTTTTTCACAGCTTTCATTACCACTTCACGATCAGATCGAAATTCCTCACTGGAATACCCCAACGCTAGACCATTCTTCCTCACAGCTTCTAAAACTTCATCTTTAGTACTATTCTCATTTATCATTTTCTATCCTTTACCATTGCATTAATCAACCTATCTACATCCTGTTTCAGCGCTTCAATCTCCACCTCACGATCTCGCTTATATTTTTCCCTTTTCAATTCCTCTGAGGCAAACACCAATGCAAATCCATTCTGCTTCACCGCTTCCATTACTACTTCACGGTCATTCTTCAATGCCTTTGAAGCATAATTCAACGCCATTCCATCCTGCTTCACCGCTTCCAAAACCTCTTCTTTAGTACTATTCTCATTTATCATTATCTGCATCCTTATATGTTATTTTGAAAGCTTTTTTTAATTCATCTGTATCTGTTACCATTATTTTGACTGTTGGACTTACAGTCTTTGCGATCATTCCAAATAAGCCCCCAATAAAAACTATTATTGCAATGGACGAATTAGTTGCTATTGATGCAATGCCACCAAATAACCACATTAATTCATACTTATAATTTAGTATTTTTGTAATATATCTATTTATCATTTTCTTTTTCCTTTTCCATTGCCTTAATCCAACAATCCACCATTTCTTGTTTTAGTTCCTCACTAACATACTTTAACGCCCTTGCATCGTTCTTCACCGATTCCATAACAATCTCTCTATCCCCCTTCAACCCCTTTAATGCATATTCCAACAACTTTCCATTCTTCTTCACCGCTTCCAAGACAACCTCTCGATCACCCCTCAATTCCTCTGAGGCATCCTCAAACGCCCATTCATTCTCCTTCATCGCTTCCAAGACAACGAATTTATCCCTCCTCAATGTATCTGAAGCATACTCCAAAACAATTCCACACTGCTTGACCGCTTCCATAACAACCTCTCGATCACCCCTCAATTCCTCTGAGGCATGCTGCAATGCATATCCACACTCTTTGACCGATTCCAGTACAAACGCTCGATCTGCTTTCAATTCCTCTGCAGCATACTTAAAAACAAATCCACTCTGCTTGACCGCTTTCAAGACAACCTCTTGATCACCCCTCAATTCCTCTGAGGCATATCGCAACACATATCCACTCTCCTTCACCGCTTCCATGATAAACGCTCTATCACCCTTCAACTCATTTGATGCATAAAGCAAAGAAAATGGATTCTCATTCACCGCTTCCATGACAATCTCTCTATCTAACTTCAGTTTCTTACTCGCATACCGCAACACATTACCATCTTCCTTCACCGCTTCTAAAACTTCATCTCTAGAACTAAATTCATTTATCATTTTCTATCTCCTTTTCCATTGACTGTATCAAAAAAATTAACATATCTTGTTTTAGTTTCTCACTTGCAAGATTTACCGCCCTGTAATCCTGCTTAATGGCTTCCATAACAACTTCTTTATCCCCCTTCAAATATTCTGAGGCAAACGTCAACGCATATCTATTTTTTTTCACCGCTTCCATGACAATCTCTTTATCACCCTTCAACTCCTCACTCGCATGCTGCAACGCAAGCCAATTCTGCTTCACCGCTTCCATGACAATCTCTTTATTTCCCTTCAACTCCTCGGAAGCATATTCCAACGCCCTTCCTTTCTGCTTCACCGCTGCCTTGACAACTTCTTCATCATCTCTAAATTCCTCTGCGGCATACTTCAACGCATGCCCATTCCGCTTAACCGCTGCCGTCACCACCTCACGATCTTGCTTCAATTCCTCACTTGCAAAATAAAACGCCAATCCATAATTCTTAATCGCTGCTAAAACCAATTCACGATCACCCTGCAATTTCTTTCGGGCAAATTGCAACACCCATCCAATTTTCTTCACTGCTTCCATAACAATCTCTCGGTCCCCCTGCAATTCCTCCGAGGCAAACTCCAACGCATATCCATCCTGTTTTACCGCTACCATGACAACTTCTTCATCATCTCTAAATTCCTTTAAAGCATACTCCAACGCAAGCCCATCTTTCTTCACCGCTTCCATAACCACTTCACGATCTCGCTGCAACTCCTCTGAAGCATACGCCAACTCATACCCATCCTGCTTCACCGCTTCTAATACCTCATCTTTAGTACTATTTTTATCTATCATTATCTGCTTCCTTATATGTTATTTTAAAAACTTTTTTTAATTCTTCTTGATCTGTTACCATTATTTTGACTGTTGGACTTACAGTCTTTGCGATCATTCCAAATAAGCCCCCAATAAAAACTATTATTGCAATAGACGAATTTGTGGTAATTGATGCAATGACCCCAAAAAACCACATTAATTCATACTTATAATTAAGTAATTTTTTAATATATCTATTTATCATTTATATCTCCTGTTATTCATTTACATTAATTATATAATAAAATTGTTTTAAGTAAAATCTTTATTATTTAATGTAAAAATAATACCATTACGATAGAATAATAAAGTATTTATATAAATTATTGACATAGCAATTTTTTATTCACATAATGTTATCTTCAGTAATTCGGAATTTCCGAATAACTTAATAAAAAAGAGGTTAATCATGGATTTAAATCAATTTGCATCTAAAATAAGTGAATTTGAGGGTGGAAAAAAAGAAACAGATATCGCTCAAATAAAAGAGGTTTTGCGTGTTACTAATGAACAATTAGACGGTCAATTATACGATTTAATTAGTCAAGTCAAATTAAATAGCTAAATTAATTTTTTTTTAGTGTATTGGATACTTTATGTAAATTTCACCTCTAAAGTTATTTGTTTATTATTTTTAAATAAATTATTTAAATCATAAAAACACTGTGTATCATCTTCTAAAATACCGATACACCCTTGTGTGCCTGGTAAATTACCATCTGGATGTATATATAAACCCGACCTATCGGTTTCAAATAAAGGGTCTAATTTTGCTACCCATGGAAACTCTGTTCTTTGAAATGCCTCTGTTTTACCTTTTTCCGGCTTCATTTTATACGGTTTATTAACTTGATAAACACCACTTGGTAACGGACCTTTTCCAAATCCGCCCGTTACTGCAATATATTCTTTATCATTAAAACTTAAAATGCCTTGTGCCTGGTTATTATCAATCATAACCATGTCACAAATTATATCACTTTGTGTTTCTGTGTTTTCAGTATTATTATCTGTTTTTACTGTTTTTTTTTTAGTTTATCTAAAGCCCCAGTTGTAAACATTCTAAATACATCTTTCAATCCTAGTGAATGTATTAATATTCCATACATTGCAAACTCAAAAAATCGCGGTGCTTTAGCTAGTGCATCCCATGCTATGTTAAAGTTTATACCTACAAAATCGGGGTTAAATAAAATTATAAAAGGCTCTAAAAAATGCACTAAAACAATAAACAAAATGGTATATACTAAAATATCGTCTTTTAATGTTTTTTCCGATGCTTTTAATACCGCTAGATCATACGCATTATCCGCTTTCGTAGTTGTTTCAATTTGTCTACTTTTTGCTTCTAGCTTGCTAATTTGTATCTTTTTCTTAGCTTTCTCTTTTTCTAAGTCTAATTTTATCTTTTGTTGCTCTGCTTCAACTTGTCCCTGCGCCCTAATTTGTTTAATTTCTTCTTTTTTCTTGTAAATTTCAGTTATTTCACCAGCTGCTTTTCCAAAAAGGCTACCTAAAATCATTCCATATCCTCCTT